GGGAGGTTCCTCGGGCCTAATTTCGGATAAAAAAGCGGATGACGGTTATGCCGAAAGCCGTGCATATTCTCTGACTGCTAAGGGCGCGGATATGGAGTTCCGCAAGTCATTCGCGTGGATGGAAAAGAACGGGAAGTTCCCCGTCACCGAAGCAATAAAATAAAGGACAGTCCGATGAAAAAGCCAAAAGAAATGGAATCTAGGTTACGGGATGGAGATACAGACCCCGTATTTTGCTTGGAGGTTTTAAATTACACGCAGGCTATTGAACGCGCATACAAAGCCGCTTGCTCTTGTGCTGACACCTACAAACTTGAATTGCACCACTGTATTTAAAGGACCGCATCATGGACATAATCGAAAATAAAGCGTTACGCGTGCCTACAACCAACCCCGCACAACTGACAACGTGCATACCTAAAAGTAAGGACTTGAAGGACGGCACCGTGTTAGTTCACTGGGGTGTCACCGAGGCGCATACACTGCGCCAGCTAGGCATGGCACCGCCCTCTCCTATACTTGGTGAGTACGAATGGCCGGGAAAGTTCACCCCGTTCGACCACCAGAAAGCTACCTCCGCGTTCCTTGTTATGCACAAGAAAGCGTTCTGTTTTAGCGAGATGGGAACAGGCAAAACCGCAAGTGCAATATGGGCCGCTGATTACCTTATGGATATGGGCATAGTAAATCGCGTGCTGGTTATCTGCCCCCTGTCCATCATGGACTCCGCGTGGCGTGCAGACTTATTCAGTTTCGCTATGCACCGACGTGTTGACATCGCATATGGTGCAGCCCCCAAGCGCAAAAAGATTATCGCCAGCGATGCCGAGTTCGTAATAATTAACTACGACGGTATCGGTATCGTAGAGAAGGAAGTCTCTGAGGGGGGTTTCGATCTCATAATCGTTGACGAAGCGTCTGGGTATAAGAACGCACAAACAAACCGTTGGAAGTGCCTAAACCGTCTGGTGAATAAAGATACTTGGCTATGGATGATGACGGGTACTCCTGCCGCGCAATCACCCGTAGATGCCTTTGGACTGGCTAAACTTGTGAACCGTGAAGGCGTCCCTCGGTCTGGGGGTATATTCCGCGACCTCGTTATGCACCAGATAACTAAGTTTAAATGGGAGCCGAAAGAGACTGCCGTGGATACGGTATTCAAAGCCCTGCAACCTGCTATCCGCTACACCAAGGAAGAATGTTTGGACCTGCCCGATATGGTCTACACCAAGCGGCACATACCCATGACCAAGATGCAAAGCACGTACTACGAAAAGCTACGCAAGAACCTTACGATGGAAGCCGCTGGCTCTGCAGTCACAGCCGTGAACGCAGCTATCCTTATGAATAAGCTACTGCAGATTTCCGCAGGTGCCGTTTACACCGATGACAGCGAGACTATCGAGTTCGATATCAGCAGTAGGTATAACGCGTTGCGGGAAGTTATCGACGAGAGTAGTCACAAGTGTCTAGTATTTGTACCCTTCAAGAGTACGATAGCGATGATAACAGACAGGCTTCGCGACGATGGGATCACGACGGAAGTTATATCTGGCGACGTTTCTGCAGGAGAACGCACTCGGATATTCAAGAGCTTCCAAGAGACCAAAGACCCTAGAGTTATGGTTATCCAACCGCAAGCCGCTGCACACGGGGTCACACTAACTGCCGCTAATACAGTGGTGTGGTGGGCTCCTACTGCCTCACTAGAAACGTTTGCGCAGGCCAACGCACGGGTGCACCGTCCCGGTCAGGTTAATAAATGTACTGTTGTGCAGCTTAGCAGCTCACCTGCAGAGAAGCGTTTATATGCGGCTTTGACTAATCGGGAAGGCACACATAAAAGTATTGTAGATTTATATAAAGATATGATTGACTAAGGTATTTAATGTAACTATAAGCAACTTACAGCAACTGGAGGACACCATGAGTGACAGCAACTCAACACCACTAGAAACACATACCGCTAACTTTATCATGCTACGGGATAAGAAAGCAGCGTTAAGCAGCGCGTTCAAAAAAGCCGAAGCTGATATTGTTGCCGACATGGATGTGATAAAGCGTAAACTTTTGGACTACTGTGATGACACAGGCGTCGAGAGCGTGCGCACTAAATCAGGAATGTTTTATCGTTCCACCAAGACTCGTTATTGGGCCTCTGATTGGGCCGAGATGCACGAGTTTATAAAAGATAATGACGCATTTGATTTCTTTGAGAAACGTTTATCTCAGGGTGCAGTCAAAGCGTTCATCGAAGAAAACCCTGACGTATTACCGCCCGGTCTCAAGATTGATAACGAATACGTCGTAACCGTACGGAGTAAGTGATGCCCGACACGCCTATGAGCACCATCCAAGACCTCGCCACGTACTTCAAGATTTCTGTGCCTACTGCACGGAAGTGGGTGAAGAATGGCACGATACCGAAAGACACCTATCTAAAAGCAGCAGGCGTCTATAGGTTTGACATCTGCAAGGTTGAAAAAGCCATGATAGATGCAAACGCAGCCGCAAACACTAATTTAAACGAGGAAGCAACATAATGGCAAAAACTGATTTTCTGGGCGTAATGATACGCGACGTAGAATTTAACTTCCCGCGTCTTGGCGCAACATGGAAGTTTAACAAGAGTGAGAACCGCAGTGAAGAGTGTTCTCCTAAAGCCAACGGCGCTAACTATTCTATCAACTGGGACATGACCGAAGCTGATGCTAGGGCACTATATAAACAGATGAAGGCGCATTATAACTCATGCAGCCGTCCTATCGAGTTCTCCAAAGTGTTCGGTATGAAGAAAAACGACGATGGATCGTATCGGTTTACGGCAAAGCGCGGTGGCGTTAATGCCGCTGGTGAGTTGAACAAGGCCCCCACGGTAATCACAGGTATGAAAAAGCCCCTAGAAGATGTAGATATCTGGTCGGGTTCCCGTGGTAACATCAAAGTAACTGCGTTTCCGACAGTAGACCCTGATAATATAGGGGGAATATCGTTCCTGATCGACGTAGTGCAAGTTGTGCATGCGGTTTATGGCAGTGCAGGTCTGGATGATTTTGACGAGATACCTGACGGTACGTCTACGGGTGGAGAAAACAAACCAGAGTTTGATGACTTTGCGAGTGAGCCGGACACGGAAGTTGAAGCGAAGCCCGCCGCGAAGCCAAAGCCGAAGCCGAAGCCCGCGCCTGTTGTGGAAGAAGAAGACGACTTTGACGATGAACCTGCACCCAAGGTCGTGCGTAAGAAAAAGCCAGCCGCCGCCGCAGGCGCTGCCATTGACGAGGCGTTAGCCGACTGGGATTAAGAGCCCCGAACCGAGTAGGGCGGAGTATATCTCTGCCCTACAAACACCTCTAGCGGAAGCGGGCCCTTATGAGCACCATTAATTTTTTGCGCCGATCCCTTGGGGATGCAGGCTTCTACTGCCTATTTGCTGCCAATCGCGCTACATCGCGTAAGGTCCAGACATTCTATACCGACATAGAATCAATGGTGGATGTGGCAGAACAATTAGACAGTAAATTCTACGATACCTATTTTGCGTTAGGTACGTTTACTGGGGAAGAGAACGAGAAAGGCAACAAGATGCGCACTGTAGAGTGTGTTTCTCAGATGCGATCCCTGTTCCTAGACTTAGACGTAGGTGACAACGACCCTAAAAAGTTTGCAAGTAAATCAGACGCTATCAGCGCATTACGCAACTTTTGTCGCCGCCTCGGTATGCCACGACCTACTATGGTGGATAGCGGCGGAGGTGTGCACGTATACTGGAACTTAGATAAGCCTGTATCCATCGACGAATGGCTTCCAGTCGCGACCAAACTAAAGCAACTGTGCAAGCAACACGGGTTTCTTGCGGACCCTACCGTAACTGCCGACGCGGCACGTATACTTAGGATACCACTTACACATAACTACAAGACGGAGCCACCTAATCAGGTAACAATGCTTGGCGTGGACAGCCCTGATGGCACTAGCTTAGAGGCGATGGCGGAAATACTGGGCGCTAATATAGCCCCTACGTCTTCGTTTACCGTTGACCGCGAAGAAATGTCGGAAGCCATGGGTGCGTCTGCCGTGAGTGGTATACTCATGCAGAACATTACCAGCCGTTTTAGCACCATTGCGAAAAAGTCTCTGACCGATAACGGTGGGTGTGCACAGATAAAGCACGCTATCCTGCACCCTACAGAGATAGACGAGCCACAGTGGCGTGCGGCCCTCTCCATCGCGGCGCATTGCGTTGACGAGGGGTCTGCGATCCACAAGATATCACGCGGGCATCCTGACTACGACTTCGACGATACTGCAGAAAAGGCTAATCGCATTAAGGGCCCGTACCTGTGCGAACGTTTCGATGATTTTAACCCTGACGTGTGCCCGTCGTGCCCCCTGTGGAAAAAGATAAAGTCACCTATAAGTATCGGCAAGGAGATAAAAGCTACTGAGTTTGACGCGCCAACAGAGGAAGGCGGATTGGAGGAGATTGTTATATCGGCTCCAGCACCGAACCACCCTACGGCACCGTTACAAAACTATGTGATACCTAAGCCTCCTGCCCCCTACGTACGCGGCGCGGCTGGTGGCATCTATAAAATAGTTATCAACGATGATGGCGATAAAGAAGAAGAATTTGTATACCACCACGATCTCTACGCCACCCGTAGAATATACGATATTGACGATGGCGACTCGGTTGTGGTTAGATTGCACCTCCCAAGGGACGGAGTACGAGAGTTTACGTTGCCCCAATGGCAGGTAGCCTCGGGGCAAGACCTACGTAAGAAACTAGCCGCGCAGGGAATAACTGCAAAACATATAAATGCTTGGAACAAAATAGGAGACTATCTAGTGGATTGGATTAACGAACTTCAAAGTAAAGCCGCTGCGGATAAAGCGCATAGGCAATTTGGCTGGACAGAAGACATGAAGTCTTTCTTGTTGGGCGATAGAGAATACATGTCTGGCGGCGTTGGGTATAATCCACCTACACCTGCCACAGCTACACTTATGCCAGCGTTCAGCATGAAAGGCACCGTTGCCGATTGGTGCACGTCTATGGATATATACAACCAAGAGGGTATGGAATTATATCAGCTTGTCATGGCGATGGGTTTCGGGTCTCCGATCATGGCTATGTCTGCGGTTAATGGGTTTGTTCTGCACCTAGATGGGGCCACCGGATACGGTAAAACAACGGTTCAGCTTGCCGCTATGTCCATATGGGGCAACCCCGAAGAACTAAAGATGGATGACCAAGACACCGCGAACTCCAAGCTAAATAGACTAGAGGTGTGCAAGAACGTATTTGGTATGTTCGACGAGATGACCAACACCGAGCCAAGGGCTCTTAGTATGTTAGCGTACGCCGTATCGGGTGGACGCCAAAAGAACCGTATGAGTAGCGGGTCTAACCAAGAGCGTACTCGCGGCGCACCTTGGGCGTGTCTCGTAGTAAGCTCGGGTAACATGAGTTGGCATGCACGTATCGAATCTATTAAGTCTGATGCCGCAGCAGAAAAAGAACGTGTGTTCGAGGTACGCCTACGTGACTACGTTAAGGCCGGGTCAAAGTCTGACACTGATACGTTCGCCAAGAACATAAAAGAAAAGCACTACGGCGTCGCGGGTGACGTGTATATGAGATACCTAACGGCTAACATGGATCAGGTATCGGCATTGTATGATCAAGTCCAAGCTAAACTTGACGCGGCGGCAGGACTACAAGCACCAAACAGATTTAGGTCTGCAGGGTTTGCGGCCTCTCTTACAGGTATTATCATCGCCAAGCAGCTTGGCCTTGTGAACTATGATCCTGCTAACCTATTCAAGTATGTTGTACGGTTACTGACTGACGCTGCCGAAGACACTGCAAACACCGCTAAGTCGTGGGATGATGTGATAAACGAATACATCGCAGAGAAGTGGAATAACATACTACGCATTAAGAGTACGCAAGACTTACGGGGTAACGCTGATCCTGACGTAGACGAACTTGTAATCCCTGACTCTGTTCCGCACGGTAGTTTTGTGGCGCGGTATGAAACAGATGTAGGGCGATTGTTCTTGTTGCCTAAACCATTGAAAGCGTGGTGTGCACGAGGGCAGCTTAACTATGGTGCGCTGGTAGAGGGTCTAGGTAAGAACTACGAGGTAAAGAGTGTTACTATGCGTATCGGTAAGGGCACCAAAATAAAGCTGCCTCCTACCAAGATGTTACTCGTCAACATGAACTTGGACAAAGCTGAAATCGTTGAAGATGTTGACGAATTTGACAATGAAGAGGGCGATGTTTAACGAAGCCATACGTGTCGACGACCTGTATCCTGACGGTATACGTATATCTATATCGTGGGATACATGGGAGGTCGGTATGTCTACCTTTGTACCCTGTATAGCCACCAAGAGAGCTATAAAGCAGGCGCAAGAGATAGCGTTCCGAAAAGACATAGTTATGATGCACGATGTCGTTATAGAGGATTGCGTTTTCGGGGTTCGCTTTTGGCGGATTAGCTGATACTAAAACTATATCGCTTATGTCCATGAGTGTTCGTTCCACGACGATCAGACCCCCGCAGTTTACGCTGCGGGGGTTTTACTATGTC